GCGCCCGCGTATGCTCCATGCATGCCGGACCTGACCACTGGCCCCCGTCCGCGATTCGTCCAGAACGGGAAAGAGGTGGACTTCGCTCCTCCTCGGGACAAATACGAATTGCAGGCCCTGGTCAAGCTGTTCTTCGGGTACACCATCCCTGACACGGCTGTCTGCGCAGACCACACGGCCCCGCTCGATGCGATCTGGCATGGCTTCAATGCCACGTTCCCGGTCATCGTCTGGAAGGCCAGTCGTGGCTTCGGTGGCAAGAGCACCCTGCTCGGCACCCTCTCGGCGATCGAGATGCTGACCGGCATGAAGGTGGTGGTGCTCGGCGGATCGTCACAGCAGTCCCGGCGGGTCCACGAGGTGACGGATGACATCTGGGAGTACAGCCTCAAGCTTCCGGACGGCTCGGAGATCGAGGCACCGCTCGCTCACCTGTTGGCCGACACCCCGAAGATGATGGAGACAAAGGCCAAAAACGGGGCGTGGATGCGCGCGATCACTGCCTCCACTACCTCAGCCCGTGGACCGCACCCGCAGCGCCTGAACCTCGATGAGGTTGACGAGATGGACCTTGTGGTGTTCGATGCGGCGATGGGTCAGACGATGATGGCCGGGACCAACTTCCGCCCTGGCACCGTGATCAGCAGCACCCACCAGTACCCAGACAAGACGATGACGGAGGTCCTTGAGCGGGCACGGCAGCGTGGCTGGCCGGTGATGTCCTGGTGCTACCGCGAGAACCTTGTCAGCAACGGCGGCTGGCTCCCCGAATCGGAGGTCGAGCGAAAGCGGCAAGAGGTCACCACGCACATGTTCCGCGTGGAGTACGACCTGCAGGAGCCGAGCATCGAGGGGCGGGCGATTGACACCGATGCCGTCGATGCCATGTTCGACCGCGAGCTTGGGGTCAAAGAGGGCCGATCGGGTGAGTACATCGAGATCGAGGCTCCGGACGCTCAGGCTCATTACGTCACCGGGGTGGACTGGGCGAAGGTCAATGACTGGACCGTGATCGAGACCTACCGCACCGATGAGGGCCGCTGGAGGATGGTGGCCTTCGAGCGCACCCACCGGCTACCGTGGCCGGTCATCGTCGAGCGGGTCAACAAGCGCATGGACCGCTACGGCGGGCAGCTTGGGCATGACCAGGGCGGCGTAGGAGAGGTGATCAACGACTACCTCCGTCACGACGCCAAGGGATTCCAGTTGCAGGGTCGCACCCGTGTGGATGTCTTCTCTGACTGGATCGTGGCGATCGAGAACGGAGAGGTGGAGGCTCCGCGCATCGAGTTCATGTACCGAGAATACCTCTATACGACCGTGGATGACCTCTATGGTCATGGCACCACGTCTCACCCACCGGACTCCTTTGTTGCTGGGGCGGTTGCTTGGGCGTTGCGGAGGAAGATCATCGACATCCCGATGCCGATCTACAAGGACCTAGTCAAAGAGTCGCTCTGGACGTAGAATCCTCGCATTATGGTGATGCCTGACAGCCTAGCCTTCTCCGAACTCGGCACGACTGGCCTCAAGCGGTCAAGCGGGTACATCACGGCCAACGCCTTGCGGGAGCTCCAGGGCAATCGAGGCCGCAAGACGTTCCTCGAGATGTCAGAGGTCGACCCAGTTCTCGGTGCTCTGCTGTTCACTGTGGACATGCTGATGCGGCAGGTGCGCTGGCAGGTAGTCCCCAGCAACAAGGAAGATCAGCGCTCGGTGCAGATTGCCGAGTTCGTCGGGTCTTGTCTTGAGGACCTCCATCGACCGTTCAAAGAGGTCGTGTCTGAGGTCATGAGCATGCTCATCTACGGATGGGACACGCACGAGATCGTCTTCAAGCAACGCAATGGTCCCACAGGGTTACCGCCTTCGATGTTCTCTGATGCGCGCTTTGGCTGGGATCGGTTTGCCCCGCGATCGCAGTTGACCCTTGAGCGTTGGAACATCGCCCCGAACGGGGACATCCTCGGATGGGTTCAGCGTGCGGATGAGGACTTCGAGGAGCGAGTCCTGCCAATCGGCAAACTGCTCCACTTCCGTACCTCGACGAAGAACAACAACCCAGAGGGCCGTTCAATCCTGCTGAACGCTTACCGCCCGTGGTACATCAAGAAGAACATCGAGAACATCCAGGCGATCGGCATCGAGCGGGACCTCGCTGGGCTCCCAACCCTCTACCTCCCTCCGGAATACCTCGTGGAAGATGCGTCCCCTGAACGCAAGGCGCTCCTCGCGCAGATGAAGCAAATGCTCCGCAACATCCGCCGCGACGAGCAAGAGGGCGTCATCATTCCGAGGATGTACGACCCGGAGACGAAGCAGCCGCTGATCGAACTGGTCCTGCTCTCCACCGGTGGGCGCCGCCAGTTCGACACGAAGGCGATCATCCAGTATTACGACGCGAGGATGGCGATGACCGCGATGGCGGACTTCATCCTCCTCGGTCACGAAATCCACGGGTCGTTCAGCCTTGCCGACAACAAGACGGCCCTGCTGGCAACGGCCCTTGGCAGCTACATGGATGTGATCGGCGACCAGTTCAACCGCAAGGCAATCCCACAACTGCTCCTCATCAACGGACTCCCACTCGAACTCCGTCCACAGATGGTGCATGGCGACGTGGAGAGCCCGGACCTTGGCATTCTCGGCACGTTCATCCAGCAGCTCGCAGGCGCTGGGTTCGTCTTCGGCGAGGACCAGGACCTCGAAAACTACCTGCGACGCGCTGCTGGTGTTCCCGAACGAGAAAGGAACGCCTGATGCCGGAACAGGAGATGAGCGACTGGACGATCGACAAGCGGGACTTTTCGACGGAGCAGCGGCGTCAGCTCGCGCGGACTGGGGCCGCGATGGACGATGGCTCCTTTCCGATCGTCACCGTCTCCGACCTGAGGAATGCCATTCAGGCCCTCGGTCGCGCACGCAACCGATCATCGGCGCTCGCGCACATCAAGCGACGCGCCCGAGCGTTGGGGAGGTCAGACCTCGTGGCAGAGCTTGGGAAGTCCGCAGAGTGGTCGGTCACCGTTCCGATCGAGAAGATCGACGAGGAACAGCGGCTGGTCTTTGGCTGGGCCAACGTGCCCAATCCGCCGGGTAAGGACCTTGGTGACCCGAAGGTTGACTTGCAGGATGACCAGATCATGCTCTCGGAGCTAGAGAAAGCCGCGTACGAGTACGTGGAGTTCCTTGGCGAGGGTGACGAGATGCACACAGACGAGGTCAAGGCACAGCTCGTCGAGTCGATGGTCTTCACCCCTGACAAAATGGCGAAGATGGGCGTCGATTGGCAGGGAAACTACGGGTGGTGGGTCGGTTTCCGCGTCGAGCCTGGCGCGTTTGCGAAGATCAAGGACGGAACCTACTCGATGTTCAGCATCGGGGGGTCGGCAAAATTAGTGGAGGCATAGGTTGACTAACGCCCTCACACCCTCACAATACACATCATGACCACTCGACTCGAAGACCTGCGGGTCACGCGCGTGGCGATGGTGGATCGAGGCGCCGATCAGGACGCGCACATGGTCCTGTTCAAACGGCTCGAAGGCAAGGAGGCGTCTAGCGAAGTGCCACCGACGCAGGACGGCGGAAAACCAGGCGTCTCGAAGGGAGACGAGAACATGCCAGACTTGAACCTTGAGGCGCTGCCAGAGGACCTGCGCAAGCACTTCGGGGACTCCGGGCTGAGTCAGGAGGGCGTGGACGCCCTCGCTGCGACGCTGAAGGCGACTGAGGATGCCGCAGCGAAGCAGAAGACGGAGATGGCAGCGCTGACCACCAAGGTCGACGAGATGCGCAAGGCCCTGGACGACAAGTCCGACGACGAGGGGACCGATCCCGTGTTGAAGGGCCTCAGTCCCGAAGCGGCTGCTGCGGTTGAGAAGATGCGCAAGGACTCCGAGGAGATGCGCAAGGCACTCGACGCCGAGGTCGAGAAGAACGCGATTCGGGAACATGTCGAAGTCGCGAAGCACGACTACGGGAAGATTCCGGGCGCGGACCCGACCGAGATCGGACCGCTGCTCTACCGCATGGAGAAGGGCACGATGACTGCCGAGGACCGGACGAAGTTCTCCGAACTTCTGAAGGCCGCGCAGGAGATTTCGTCCGAGAACACTCTCCTCAAGCAGGAGCTCGGCCACACCGGTCACTCCGTCTCGGCTGATGATGACCCGGTCCTCGGGATCGCGAAGCGCTTCCAGACGGCGGACCCGACCCTCAGCGATGCGGTGGCCTACGACAAGGCCCTCCAGACCGACGAGGGACGGCGCGCCTACGCTGCGATGGCGAAGGATCGCTCGGAACGGTTGGCGCCTCTCGACTAGACGAAGCGCGCACGTTTGAAAGGAAACCCCGAGCGCCGCGAGTGCCAGTGGTGGAGAAAAGGAAGGCCACATGGCTACCGAAATCCCAGGTCTGGTCATCACTTTCCTCGCTGGTGAGACTATGGCCTCGGCGCAGTACCGCCCGGTCCGGCTTGAGGCCGACGGGCAGATCGATATCGCCGGGGCCACTCCTGGCGAGGACGCTCTCGGGGTCGTCCAGAACAAGCCTGCCGCTGGCGAGGAAGCCACGGTGATGACGAGCGGCGTCACGAAGGTCGTCGTCGGAACTGGCGGCGTCACTGCTGGGGACTACGCTCAGGCCATCGCTGACGGGGTGACCACGGCGGCGTCCGGGGACTATGTGATCGGTCAGGTGCTCGACACCGGGGTCGCAGGCGACATCGTTCGCATGCTGCTCGGTAGCCGCCACCTGCTCGCGTAGGCATAGCCAGAAAGGGAATAGGAAATGCCAAACCCGACTCCTGGCGATGTTCACGTCAACCGTCCCCTGACGAACGTCAGCATTGCCTTCATTCAGCAGGCAGAGAACTTCATCGCTTCGCGGGTGTTCCCCAACGTCACCGTCTCGAAGCAGTCCGACCTCTACTTCAAGTACGACCAGGAGGACTTCTGGCGTTCGGAGATGGAGCGTCGGGCACCGGGCGCCGAAACCGCGGGTTCCGGGCACCGCCTCCAGACGGACTCGTACCGGTGCGACGTGTACGCGCTGCACCGGGACATTGACGACCAGATTCGCGCGAACGTGGATGACCCCCTCAACCTTGACCGGGATGCCACCATCTGGCTCTCTCAGCAGGCGCTGCTCCACAAGGAGAGCACCTGGGTGACGGCGTTCTTCAACGTGTCCATCTGGGGCACGGACAAGGCCGGCGTGGCAGCGGCCCCGACGGGCACGCAGTTCCTCCAGTGGAACGATGCCAACTCCACGCCGATCGAGGACATCCGCGCTCAGATCGTCGCGGTCGCCGAGCAGACCGGTCGGCGCCCGAACAAGATGACCATCGGCCCGAACGTCTGGGCGGCTCTGTCCGACCACCCGGACGTGCTCGACCGGATCAAGTACACCGAGCGTGGCGTGGTGACGATGGACCTCATCGCCTCTCTCGTCGGGCTCGATGAGATCATGGTTGGCTGGGCCTCGCGGAACACCAACCCGGAGGGCCAGACTGGGGCGTACAGCTTCTACTGGGGCAAGCACGCCCTGCTGACGTATGCTCCGGCGACCGCAAGCCTGATGGAGCCCTCCGCTGGCTACACGTTCTCCTGGAACGGGCTGCTCGGCTCCGGGGCGATGGGTGGCCGCATCCGTCAGTTCCGCCTCGAACGAAACCAGTCAGACCGCACCGAGATCGAGATGGCCTTCGACCTGAAGGTTGTGTCCACCGCGCTCGGCGTGTTCTTTCAGAACGCGGTCGCTTAGCGCCAAGGAACTCATCATGGTCGCAGTCCTCGCACGGCAGATGACAGTCAACGGGGTCACCTATCCGGCAGGCCATCGGGCAGACACGATCGGCCTCACGGACACTCGCTTTCAACAGCTTGTGAACCTGAGCCGGATCGTAGACACCAATGACCCGAACGCTGCCCGGCGGGTTCCTGAGGTGTTGCCTACCGAGCCGCTGTTCATTGCGAGCGCGGACGGGGCAATCGTCGGGGCGAAGCCGATCGTGCCAGAGCCAATCCAGGTCGAACCGGAACCGACCCCCGCCGAGGACTCGGATTCCGCGTTCAACCTGTTCGCCGACGGCTAGCGGGGACTGCGGCCATGCTCCTTTTCGTAGAAAGGCAGAACGATGGGTAACGGTCGAGACCTCGCCCAGCGAGACCTCAACGTACCAGATGCGAAGGTCGACGGTCGGCGAATCACCCAGGCGGTGGTTGCCAGCTACGACTTCGCGGAACATGGGGGGGCGATCGGCGACATCGGTCTTGGGGAAGCGATCCCAGCCAACGCCGTCATCCACCGCGTGTGGTACGACGTCCTGACCACGTTCACCACCGCTGCGGCTGACGCGGGCACCATTGGCCTTGAGGCCGGGGCCGCTGACCTGGTGACAGCGGTCGCGGTCAGCGATGTCGGTGACCCCTGGGACGCTGGACTCCATGAGGGCATCCCGGATGGAACGATGGCGAACGCTGTCAAGGTCGGCACTGATCCGGTCCAGTTGATTGTGGACGTGGCGGTGCAAGTGGTGACGGCGGGCAAGGTCATCTTCTACGTCGAATACTCGATCACGGGGGCGTAACTGTGCCTGGCGTTGGCCGCAGCGTTTCCCTCCTTGTCGCGACCGGTGTTTCGGCGTCCGATGCTGGGGCTGCGGTCACCGGCAACCGCCGCTACAAGGGAGGGACGTTCACGCTGGATGTCACCTCTGCTGCGACCGCTGCTGGGGACACGCTCAACGTCTACGTGCAGCGGCTCCTCCCAACTGGCGCATGGGACGACGTGGTGTCGTTTACCCAGGTGCTCGGAAACGGAGGAGCCGTTTCGTTCGTGGCCGACGTGATGTTCGACTCGCAGGCGACCGACGAGGGTGCCGTCAGCACCGCAGCGTTGGCTGCTGGGACCGCTCGCGCGGTTGCGCTGAGCGACTCCATTCGGGTGCAGTACGTCATCGTAACTGTGGACACCCCGCTGTTCACCTTTGAGGTTGCGGCGGACTTGTTCTAAGGATGGGCGATGACCTGGTCCTACGACAACTCGCTCATCGCGGACCGTGACAAGGTTCGATTCCTTGTCGGCGACACTGACCAGGCTAACCAGCTAGCCCAGAACGAGGAGATCGACTGGGCGCTCACCGAGGCTGGCGATATCTACGCAGCGGCGTCCCTCGTCGCGGAAACCATCGCCACCAGCTTCGCCGGTCGCGCCACCAAGGCTATCGGTGACCTCAAGCTCGGCTTCACGGATCAGTACGAGCGCTATATCGCCCTCTCCGCCAGCCTGAAAAAGCGGCTGCTGCTCAACGCGAAGGCCATTTCCGCAGGCGCCGAGACAGAGAGCGGGAAGGACCTCGACGAGGCCAACACCGAGCTGATTGTGCCCTACTTCACACGCGAGATGCATACGCACGATGCCGTCGAGCGGGAAGCAAGCGAGTGGCTCCAGTGACCTTCGAGGACGACTTCCGTGACCTTATGCCCGATACGGTCACGATCGAGCCTGTGGCTTCGGTTGGGGATGGCTCGGGGTACGCGAAGCGTCAGTACGGAACCGCTGTCACCTACCAGTGCCGCATCCGCGAGAAGGTGCAACGGTTCACCTCGCTGGAGGGCCACATCACCTGGTCGAAGCACAAGGTCTGGGTCGCTCCGGCTGCGGATGGCACGTTCCCGGCACTCGATCAGCGTGCGCGTGTGACGTTCGCCGATGGCACCCAGCCACAGATGCTGGCGATCGAGCACCTCAACGACGAGGATGGGCTGCATCACGTCGTCCTGTGGTTCGGGGACACGGCGAGAGTGGGTTCTGGTGGCTAGGGGCGAGGGCTTCTTCTTCATCGTCCTCAACCGTCCTGAGGTGATCGCTGCGATTCGGGGCGCTCGGGGGCTTATTGAGGAGGAGTTTGAGGTAGACCTCGTTCGAGTTGCCAAGGACATCATGCTCATCTCCAAGGCAGAGTATGTCCCAGTCGCCACTGGGGCACTGCTCGCGTCCGGGCGCGTCGAGACGGGGAACTTCCCAGGCGTGGACATCGGCATCGAGTTGAAGTACGGCGGACCTCCGGACTACGCGGTGGCCGTGCATGAGGTAAACAAGAACTACCGCAACGGGCGCCAGTGGAAGTACCTCGAAACCCCAGCGAAGCTCTACCCAACTGAGGAGAGCATGACGGTTAGCATGCGCCGCTCGCTCGCTGGGAAGATTGGTGGGATCTCGCGGTCCGCGAGCCGCGGGAACTTCATGCCATGATGCTCGACGATGTTGGGGCCAAAATCGCAGGGGCCGGGCTCGGGCTCAGCCTGGACACTAACCTGTTCCTTGGCCGGATGCCTGAGCAGCCGATTGCGGCGGTTGCCATCATTGAGATCCCTGGCCTGAGCGCGATTCGGACGATGGGGGGTGGGATCCAAATCGAGATCGCCGGGTTCCAGGTGATGGTGCGGGACGAGCCCGACAACTATGCGGAGGCCCGGTCCACGGCGAACGGCATTTGGAACCTGTTGGCCGGAACGACTCAGGAGGCGATCAACACCGTCACCTACCATCAGTTCGTCGCGCAGTCCTCGGTGTTTAGCATTGGGCCAAACGAGGAGGACCACATTCAGGTTGCCTGCAACTTCCTTGTGTGGAAGGACCCGACGCCGTGACCCTGCGGCTCGCTTCTGCTGAAATCAGCGGGACTGGGCAGGACGGCCTGATCGAGTTCCACTGCCCACGCTGCGGGCGCACGATCACGCGATTCCATCCAGCGGCGAAGGGTCTGTTTGAGCTAAAATGTCCCAGGAGTGGCTCCATGGGACGGGGCCAGGGCGTTTGCCGTTGGAAGGACTACGTGTACTTCAACATAACGCCGGAGGAGCTTCATGCCTAGGTACTACTGTATTCGCGGGGTGATTCTCCCTGACCCCGAGCACCCGGATAGCCCTCGTGGGAGGCGATACCTCAAGGGAGAGGTCTTCGAGGCTGAGCCTCCAACACGCCCGGTTACTACCCGCGGTAGCCGAGGTCTCCTCACCCTCGATTGGCTGGACTGGGCTGAGGCGCGCGGCGTGATCCGCAAGACGGATGGGGCCACCACCGGGCCGGGCCGAGAGTCCGGTGAATACTTCCCAGTCGAGAAGTTCCGCCCGGATGGCTCGGTTGAGGAGCCGGAGCCGGAGATGGAGCACATCGACTAATGCCGACCATCGTCCTCACCAACGTCTGTTTCTTCCTCGGTCAGTACGACTTCTCTGCCGAGATGAACGAGGTCTCGCTCACGCAGGACATCGAGATCCCCGACGCCACCACCTTCAAGGCTGGCAACACTCGCCAGTACACCCCGGGTCTCCGAGGCGTGGCGGGGGTCCACCACGGTTGGGTGGACAACGACGTGGCAGCGTTTTCCGGGACCGGTGTGCCATTCGGACTCGTCGGCACCCAGCTTGCTGGGGTCCACACGCTGCTCCCGGAGGGAGGTACCGCTGAGGGTGAGGTCGCATACTTCTTCGAGTCCTCGTTGTCGAAGTACAGCGAGAAGGGCTCCGTCGGCGACCTCTACGGCTTCGACATTGAGTTCTCTCCCCGTGGCGACCTGATTCGTGGTCGCCTGCTGAACGACGCCACGGCGCTCGAAACAGGCAGCGTCACCGGAGCGAAGGTGCAGCTTGGGGCGCAGACGGTCGATGTCAACGTCGTCTATGCCGCCTTGCACATCTTTGAGTTCACCGGGACGTCGCTCGATGTGGTCGTCCGCAGTGACGCTGACTCAGGGGCGGGTGGCGAGACGACACGGATCACCTTCACAACCGCAAACGGCGTCGGCGCACAAGGGCCGCTGACGTTTGAAGCAGGCACGACTGACACGTGGTGGGATGCGGTGCTGACCTTCGTCGGCACCTCGTTCCGAGCCGCCGTTGTGGTCGGCATTCAGTAAGGAGTAGGTCATGGCTACCTTTGTGCTGACCGACGCGACGGTTAGCATCAACTCTGTAGACCTCTCGGATCGTGTGCAGTCGGTCAGCATCGACTACAGCGCCGAGATGCAGGACGACACGACGATGGGAGCTGGGACGCGGACAATGATCCCAGGTCTCCTCAACTACACCATCGAGGTGCAGATGGTTCAGGACTTCGCGTCCGCCGAGGTTGATGACACCTTGTTCAGCCTCGTCGGCGCGGTGGCGTTCCCGATCGCGATCCGGCCAACGTCCGCAGCGATCAGCGCCACGAACCCGGAGTTTCAGGGCAACGTGATCATCGAGTCGTACCCACCGCTCGGGAACACGGTCGGTGAGATCGCGACCACCACGGTCATGTTCCGCCCATCTGGCGCCTCGCCGACGCTGCTCCGGGACGTGACGCCGTAGTTTAGCCAGTCATCGCAGAGAGAGCCCCACTCATGCAGGGCCCTCTCAGAGAAAGGAGCTCTGCGATGCCGTTTTTGTCCAGGGATTCGATCCTCGAGGTCAACGACCTCAAGACCGAGCGCGTCCACATCCCGGAATGGGGTGGGGATGTGCTTGTGCGCACCCTCACAGCGAAGGAGCGCGACGAGTTCGAGAACTCGATGGTCAAGGTCAGCGGTCGAGGCCGTTCTCAGGTCCGAGAGTTGATCATCCAGAACGTCCGCGCTCGGCTGGCGGTCCTGACCGTGCTCAACGAGGACGGGGAGCAGATGTTCAACCGCACGGACGAGGAGGCCCTCGGGAAGAAGGCCGGATCGGCGCTGAACCGCATCTGGGATGTGTCCTCGCGGCTGGCTGGCATCAGCGACTCAGACGTGGAGGAAATCCTGGGAAACTCCGAAACCGACCCCGACGACTCTTTGCCTTCGGACTAGCGAAGGAGCTCGGGTACGCGAACGTGGATCGCATGCTCTCCGAGATCCCAGGGCCAATGCTCGATGAGTGGATGGCCTTCTCGCGCTACGAGCATGAGGAACTAGAGGCTTCGCGGCGACGCTCTGAGGACGAGCGGAGCAACAAGCAGGCAGCGAGGAAGGCGGCGCGCGGTCGATGAGCACCATCGCCACCCTCGTCGTTGCGCTCCAGGGCAACACCCGAGGGTTCGTCCGTTCACTGGACCTCGCCGAGTCGCGGCTGGCAGCGTTTGGGCGAGGCTCAAACTCCGCGCTCACTGGGCTCGGCATCTCCTTCGTCGCAGCATCTGTCGTGGTCGCTGCTATGTCCTTCAAGATGGCGGTGGATTTCGAGTCGGCGATGGCTGGGGTCCGCAAGACCGTGGATGCCACCGACGAGGAATTCGCGGAACTCACCGACAACATCCGCCAGATGGCTCGGGAGCTCCCATTCTCGACGACGGAGATCGCTGGAGTCGCTGAGGCCGCTGGTCAGTTGGGTGTCGGTATTCGGGACATTGAGGACTTCACTGCGGTCATGCTCGACCTCGGTGTGTCCACGAACATCTCCGCGCGCGACGCGGCAATCGGCCTCGCCCGATTCTCGAACGTGATGGGTACGCCACTCAGCGAGGCGCGGATGCTCGGCGACATCATCGTCAGCCTCGGCAACAACTTCGCCACCACCGAGTCAGAGATCCTCGGGCTCGCCAACCGCCTCACCGGCATCGGTGTGGTCGTTGGGCTGACCGAGGCGGATGTCCTTGGTCTTGCCGCTGGCATGTCCGCCCTCGGTATCCCCTCCGAGTTGGGCGGCACGGCGATGCAGAAGTTTGCGAAGACGGTCGCCGTGGCCGTGTCGGACGCTGGGGAGGACCTAGATACGTTCGCTGGGGTGGCTGGCGTCTCGGCGAAGCGGTTCGCGGATGAGTTCGGCGACGAGCCTGCGAAGGCGATGCTTCGCTTCCTTGCGGGACTCGGGCAAGCGAAGGATAAGGGCGCCGACCAGATTCAGATTCTCAAGGCGCTGGGTCTGGCTAACGAGCGTGTGATCCGCGTTCTGCTCCAGATGGCCGCTGGCTACGACCAGATGGCCGGGGCGGTCCACCGCGCGAACGAGCCCCTGCTGAGTTCTGGAGACCTGGCCGAAGAGGCTGGGCGTCGCTACGACACGATGGCCTCTAAAATCAAGGTCGCCGTCAACAACGTGAAGGACGCGGCGATCAGCTTCGGTGCGTCGATTGCCCCAGCGGTGATTGGCGCGCTCGATAGCGTTGGAGCATGGTTCGAGGAGCACGGCCCGGCGATGCGCGAGACCTGGACCGCGCTCGTGGCGGGGCTGCAACCGGTCGGGGCGTTGATCATGATCGCCGTTGGGGGGTTTGGCCTCCTCTCGGGGGTGCTCGCGGAAAGCCACCTGCTGCTGCCGCTGCTGATCGCCGGAATCGTCGCTCTGGCCGTCGTGCTCGCGCCAATCATCCTCACGATCGCGAAGTTCGCCGCCATCGCAGCCGGAGTCCTGATCCTCGCAAAAGCGTTCAATGAGCTGAGCAAGAAGCTCTCGGGACTGAACTCGGAGATCAAGACTATCGCCACCTTGCTGCTGCTGGTGGCGTTCGGGCCGCTCATCGGTCTTGTGCTCGCCGCCTTCTTCTTCTGGCGGGACGAGATGGGGCGCATCTTCGAGTGGGTCAGCGACAAGATGGCCTGGCTCAAGGACAACTGGCGCGGATTCCTGGCGGACATGTTGCGAGCCCTTGATGCCTACTACGATGTCGTAGTCGAGACCTTTCAGCGCCTCGTCAACACGATCATCTCGGTGGTCAACTTCCTCGGAAACCTGAGCCCGATCGAGATTGGGGAAATCCCGAAGTTTGAGGCGCAGTTCACGTTGCTAGACGATGCGATCGCCAGCCTTGAAAAGGGTCAAGAGTTTGTTGATGCACTCCGTGCGGCACGGGCCTTCTACGCAGAGAGCCCAGGCACCGGATTCTCCGACGAGGAGAGTTTCTTCGCGGCACTGCCCGACGAAACCGCTCCTCCGAACCCGTTCGCCGGTTTCGACTTCGGCGATTTCAGTTTCGAGGCTGAGGAAGCAGCCGATCGATTGAGCGACCTTGAGCGAGCTATCGAGAGCTTCCTAGAGAAGCGTGTCGAGAGCGAGTTTGAGGCATTCCTGACCGGAGGTTCAGCGGCAGTCGAGCGGCTCCGCGCGCGCAACGCCCTGCTCGACCTCGAGTTCCAGCGGACGATCGAGGCGGCTCAGGCCTTCGGACTCGATGTCTCGTTCCTGCATCGTGACACGTTCGACAAGGTGATCGCCGACATGGAGGAGGCGTCGAAGACGGCGAAGCTCGGCGACCTGCTTGGGTTCCTGATCGCGCGCCGCCAGGGCGGGCTTGCTGGAGGCGAGCCGTTCGTGCTCCCGAACCTCGGCGTCTCGCTCGACGACCCAATCGCGATGGCCGAGGCCTTCGCCGACGAGATCCTCGCCGCGCAGGAAGAGGGTGCGGTGTTCAGTACGCTCCCGAGCGTGGTGACGAACTACGATCAGTCCCTCCACATCAACCAGCTCGTCGTTGAGGCAGGCGCCGACCCGAATGATGTGACCAACGCCGTCGTCGAGGGCCAGAACCGCCGTCGCTTCGGGGACGCTGGCGGGACTGAAACCAAATACCCAGCGTGGCTCACGCCTGAGGTTCCAGCAGGAGCGTTCTAGGTGCCTCTCAACCTTGAAATCGACAACGTGATCCTGACCAACCAGCCGACACAGATCGAGGTCCAGGAGGCTGAGGCGCGCACGACGAAGATGGCGAACGGAGGCTACTCGGCGGCGCTGCTTGCCAAGGGAGCGCGCGTCCGAATTACGTGGGGTGTGGACGTGTCCCC